TCATTACTCAGTGTAGCCACGAACCAGATTAGTGCGACAGTCTGACACATGATTGCGAAGATAAACGTAATAGGGACACTTCTGTTTAGGTGCCAAGGTTCGTTGCTCATGGGTAAGTCTTTCGTGAGAGTTGGAAATGTGGGCCATCAGGAAAGCTCTTCCAGTCACCACCCCACTCAAGGTCAATGTCTAGTTCTTCAGCAGCTTGCTTCATGGCATCAGCGATAGGGTAGAAGCCTTCCCACTCCCATGAGATAGGCCAAGGGGCTAGGTCTACAGCATGACCAGTTAGGTGCCTTGAGTTCATCGTCTTAGATGCACCCTTAGCTACAAGCTGTCGTTGTCGTTCGATATTACGGACACCTTCGATTACGCTAAAGTCTTGCTCAGAGATAGCAATCGCCCTCTCTACTACGGCCACAAGAACAGGGTTAACCCCTGACAACTTCTGCCTGCTGTTTAGTCCTAGTACATAGCCCATTGTGGTAACCCTTAGATATTAGACGCTTGTTATCAACGCGCGCCGGAACTACTGTCATTTTACCCCCCAATCCCAATCACGCTTGTCTGTGCGTATTTGCTTTCCATCATGCCGTGACCTGCGCCGCTGCAATGAATAGCGCGTCCATCTGCTCATCTGTGTAGCCCAGCAGATAGCCAAAGAACGCGATGTTTTGACTGTTGCGCTGCCAATCTTGGGCGCTGTCAATTATGACCTTTTCAGCCCAAGTTGCGGTGTCACGATAGGCCAGAACCTTGCCCCATTCGGTTTCGCCAAGGGTTAGGATGCCCTGCAATGGGGATATGACCATTGCGGCGCGGGATTGAGCCAGTGCGATTGCGGGGTCAGGTTGTCTAATCTTGATAATCATGCGCCCACCCCATCGGTTAAATCAGCTTCATCAACAGCCCATTCATTGCGCCATTCGCGGTCTGTTGGAATGTCAGCCACGGCCACAATCTTATATGGCTTGCCAGTTGGCACGTCCTTTGCGGCGATTTCCTCAAGCGTTAGCCCGCAATCGGCAGGGAGGATAACCGCCACGCCGCCTTCGTCGTTTTGGTAAATGATACGTTGGTCCATTGGGGTTCCTTTCAGCGGAAAATTGCGACATTGCAATATGGGGCATCGTTATTTACGTCTGAGTTATTATCAGAGACACCGATGCGGACGCTTCCAGACGCATAAATTGCTGCCCATCCAACAAGTGCGTTTCCGGACGCTAAGGTGCCATTACCGCCCGCTGTAACTACAGCGCAATAATTTACACCAGGCAGCGCGGTTGCAAAGTTGACGGTATAATCACCCGTCCCATTATCAGTAATGCTCGACACATTCCCGCTTGCCAGAATTGCCACCGGGTCAGCCCCGTAGAAATTCACCCACGCGCGGCAGGCGTATAGGGGTGCTGCGTTCGCATCGTCCAGCAATGCCCAGCCCGCCGCGGTCACGTTTGCAAACTCCACGCCGTTAGCCGCTGCGTTGACCCGCACCGCGTCCAATGCTCTGCCGGTTAGTGATGGCAGGTTTGCGGCCACCAGTGCCGCCACCGCCTCGCTGATCGCACCATCAACGTATGTACCAGCAGCGTTTACTTGCGTCTGGAAAGTAGGCAATGCCCCCAAGAAAGCGTCAGCCTCACCCGTAAAGTTAGCTGGGTCTTGTCTGGAAGGAGGTGAAGGTAAGTTAGAAATCGGGGGGTATGCCATATTAGGTCAGTCCTTCTACTTCGATAGCACCAAACGACAAGGATGGGCCTTCAAGTGTTAAATCAAATCTACGGTAGAACCCATAGATGGTAGTACCGTAGGACACGTCATCAGAGCCGATATAGACGATAGGTGTTGCTCTGAATTGAGCTAGTGTCCTTTGTACCTTACGAGCAGTGTTTGTTGGGAACCGTACATCAAAGTCAGCCAACTGAGCAAATGCTCTCTCAACGACAATGAAGTTACCAAATGCGTCAGTCTCTTTTCGAGAGAAGTCTTCGATACTGATTGCAGTCCCGTATGTAGTTAGACCGAGATTAGATAGGAAACCCAAGACAAGTTGGCCAAGTTGAGCAGTCTCACCTGTATTAGATGTAACTGTAACCTGAACATCTGACGCTAGGTAAGGGGGAATATCAAGGAACTGAGCTTCTTGTCTCTGGACCTGTTCTTCAAAGAAGTATGTGTACCAATCAACGATGTTCCTGTTGTCGATAAGAGAGATAGTCTCATTGTAGACCTCCCCTTCAACATCATCAGTCACTGTCACATTAGCACTGATACCAGCAAGACCGAAGATGGCGATAGCAGTTACGTTAGAGTTTGCCTCTGACAACACATACTGGATGCTTGTCGTGTTAGTAACTCTATCACCAATCTTCTGGTCAAAGGCTTTCCACCTGTTAGTAGCACCCAACCTAAGCCACTTAGTACCATCATCAGTGACAGGGTTATTACCCAAGTTAGTATCTATGAGACTTTCATAGACAGAGTGGTTACTCAGAACAATAACCCTATCACTAGTGTTGTATGTCGTACCTACAGCCCACTCAGCATAGTCATTCTCAGGTACGTTACTGGATACAAGAACTGTGTCAGTAACCGTGACAGGTTTGATAAGCTGCATATCTTATGTCCTTGTTGCTGGGAGACCTTCGACATCCCACTTACGTTCAATGTCATAAGTACGCTTGGTGTACTTGGAGATGTCCATCTGGATTTGTCGTTGCTCAGAACGGAGGCCTGCAACCTCTTCTTTCAGACTGCGTACAGCATCCTTAAGATCAGGGTCTTTGAACATGCTAGCAGTTTGGTTATGTGAGAAGATACGAGATGGACCAGTAGCTTCAAGCTCAGGACCACTCTCACCAACCATACGAACACCACCAGTGTGCATACCACCTTTAGCAAAAGTTGGAACAACTCCGATTGATTCAAGTTGCTCTCTTGCAGGGGCCAAGATTTGCTCTTCTTTAGCAATAGTGTTCGACAGAGCTTCAATGTCTTTTTGAAGTTGTGTGTAGACTGGGTTGGCTCTAGTTCCTGTCTTAGTCTTTCTGCCAACCCCGAAGAAACCATCAGTCTTGTAAGTGTAGCTTTCGGTGGCAGAGGTAGAAGAAATTACCCCTTGTGCAGCCAAGAGGTCAGCTTCAGCTTTAGCTTTGGATTCTATGCTCCCCGATATGGGGCTTACAATACTTGCCACGGCTGCATCTTTAACAGCAGCTGCTTGAACCTTTTGAGCAGAAGCCATAGCCGCAATAGCACCACGAAGTGTCCCGATAGCCTCAGTGACAGACTTGACAGACGCATCAATACCCAACAGAGCATTGTACTGGTTGACTTCGATCTGATACTGTTGTTCAAGAGCTTCTAGTTGAGCGTCACGACTAGCCTCAGCGGAAACAATCTGTTCCTCCAAGAGAAGAACCTGCTTCTCATCAGCAGTCAACTGTACTTCAGCGATCTTCTTAGCTTCTTCGATAAGGAAGCTAGTCTGTCCAAAGTCCCTTGCGTAATCTACAAAAGAACTGAAGAGTCCCTCAGATGGTTCAGCGACAACACTAAGTGCTTCACGGAGTTGTTCCTCATCTCTGAAGTCTCCCCCACGAAGGAATGATTGTGCAGCAGACCTACGACCAGCAAAAGCTGCATCACCACTTACTTGTTGTGACCGTAGGGCATTAGCCAACAAGTCATAGATGCTACGGCTTTGTTGCAGGGCCTCGTTGACGACATCAAGACGTTCCTTAATACCATCAATGATACCTGTAAAGGAGTTTTGTATCCTGTCCTTCTCAGCATCAATAGAAGCCCTCAATGCAGTGAAAGCATTAGCTACAGCAGCTTGGGTCTCGACCACAGCAGCCTGAGCATCCTCTAGGTCATAGATAGCCTGAGCAAGAGGACGGTTCAACTTGTTCATAGCAGCAAGTTCAGCTTCTCTTTGTCGTGTCAAGATAGCTTGGTTGTTACCTAAGAGTTGGTCCAGACGGTTCTGAAGTTGCATACGCTGATTAGCGGCCTCAAGCAACTCATTCATAGTCTCGAAGTGACCAGAGAGAGAGGCGAAAGAATCACCCATCTTAGCTAATTCTTCGTTGATCTTCTGCATCTGCTGGTCTTCTGACAGACCCTTGAGCGACAGCTTAAGCCCGTAGCTGAAGTTATCGAAAGCATCAGACCCGATACCAAAGGCAGCAGCAGCATCAAGCACAGACTGTTGGATTTGAGTTACAGCCGCAACAATAGGATCAGAGACCTCGTTAGAGACTCCGCCAGTAGATGTACTAGTTTTCTTGCTGAGACCGAAGAAGCGACTTGTCTCTACTGTCTTAAAGCTGGTAACAAGTGCATCCATGTTCTTAACTGTGACATTTAAGCCACTATCAAGTTCTTTGGTATTCTTGCGGAAGAGGGCGACAGCAAAAGCAACAGCAGCAAGGACAGGCAAAGCAGCCCCAGCAGCCATAGCAAGGCCAGACATCGTGCTACCAGCAGTGCCAATCATACCTACACCAGTACCGAAGGCACTAGCACCACCAGCAAGACCCCCAGTCATTGTCGCACCCATACCAGCCCCGAAGGAGCCAGTGAAAGTACCACCCATACCAAGGGCTGTAGTAGCGGCAGAGCCTATGTTACCAGCAACCCCTGTCATCCCAGCGCCAATGTTGCCTATCATTCCTGTACCAGCACTAGCAGCCGTTCCAGCAGCCGAACCACCCATCCCCATACTAATCATAATACGGTTACGCGCAGCGGTTGCAATCATGTTAGAGATCATGCTCTGGAAAGAGCCGATGATTTGATTCACAAAACCCTTGAAGTCAGTCAGACCACGAGAGATGAAGTCACCAAAGGCACTAGAAACACTGCTAATAGCACTTACTACATTTGACTCAAGCTCTTTACGGAGTGCTTCGGCAGCTTTTTCAGCCTCTGACATAGCTTCTGTCGCTGCACGTCCCGCGCTACGGGAGGAAGAACGTGTGTCATCAAGCGCCTTGCTCATTTCAGCATAACGATCAATTTGAGCTTGGTCGATTGCAAGACGGTTACGGACAACAATTTCATCTTCGCCAGCAGCTCTTGCGCGCATAGCATTAAGGTTTGCTTCAGCTTCCATCTGACGGATGGTGTTAGCAAGAACAGCTCCCTGCTGACCACTTGCTTCTGCCAAACGGGCTTCCAGATTAACTACACTTGCATCAAGGTTAGAGCTAAAAGAGTTTGCAGCCTGAAGTGCGTTTGCCAACCTCTCAGCAGAGATAGACGCATCCTCTAAACCAGCCTCTACGTCAAGAGTAGATTGACGCAAAGCAACCATCTCATCTTGGTTATTACCAAGGATTCCGTTCTGCTTGAGTTGCTCCCTGTAGATACGCTCTTCAATAGAGGCTTGTAAGGCCCTCAATTCCGCTGAGTCAGCCCCATACTGTAACTCCTTAGCTGCAAGACCAGCTCTGTCACGAAGTACTTGAGTTTCAGTCTGAACTGCATCGAGTATTTGACGGACACCAGCTTCTCTTTCATCAGCTAGGTCTGCATCACGCTGTGCGTACTCAAAGAACAGTTTAACGGATTCTAGGCGCTTTTCCTCAAGCTCTTTAATCCGTTGTAACTCTGCCCGAATCTTTATATAAGTCTCAAGGTCAATTCTTCTGGCTGCAAGAAGCTCGTTTGCCGCTGCCAAGTCTTCTCTGTATTGACGAGCAGTATTAGATTGACCGCGAACTGGGCCATCACTACCCAAGTCATCAAGTTTACGTTGAACCGCCAGTATTGCCGCTTCGGCCTCGCGTACCCCGCGTGCAAACGCTTGTTCTGCCGTGTCCTTTAAGCCCATGTTTAGGCGCTCTATCTCATCGGACAGGCTAGTTGTCGCCTGCTTGGCAGACTTCATCTGTTCTTCTAATGTGTCAATCCCGCCTTCAGCTTCTTTCGCCGCATCTCTCATTCGCATAAAGTATGCGCCAATAGCGGTTGCAATAGGGATAATGATACCAAGGCTCATCACGAGAAACCCTACCGAGACAGAAAGGCCCATGATAGATCTCGAAGCTGCTAGCATTGCTGGCGGCATCAAGTAAAGTACCCCGACAAGCTGAGTAGCCTGCTGACCAAAGGCGACCATTGGGTTTGTGCCACCCTGAATCTGGACCATAAAGTCACCGACTTGGTAGCCAGTCTGCTGCATAGCAACACCAAGGTTATTAGTTCCCCTTACGTTACCTTGGTTAGCTGTTCTAATCCTAGCTAGTTGTGCTTCATACTCCTGTAGGGTGATTATGCCAGTGCGGTATGCCTCACGAAGACTACGCATAGCTTCTCTTTGACGGGCAAACTGTGCGTAGCCCTCTTGGAACCGCACCCGCAGTTCACGCTGACGGTCAGCAAGTCTTTGTGTAGCCCTTGCAACTTCAGCAGCAGCACGCTCTTGTTCCTTAAAAGCCTCTGCCATAGCTTCAGCAGCAGCCTTAGCCGCCCTAGAGGCAGTAATAGATGCCCTCTGTTCTCTAACGAGCCTGTTAACCCGTATGGTAGCAAGGCCAGCGTTTATGCCAAGGCTTCTATACTCGTTAGCAGAGGACTTCATTATCTTATTGAGTCTCTCTTGAGACATACTCTGGTTGTCAACAGCCTTTACAGCACGAAGCAACTCTCTTTCTAGACGAGAGACTGTTGTGATAGATTGCTTTAGCCCTTTGTCTTTAACAACCAGATTAAGTTCAATAAGATCAGCCATCAGCTTCCTCGCTAGTAGTTTTAATCCAGAGGTTATCTAGAGACTTAATCAGCTCTATCTCCCAAGGCGACAAATCAACACCACTTAAATCACACCATGCTTTTATTATGTCGTAGGAGATAGGGTTAGGGCCACTCATACCGTATGTTCTACCATCATGTAGTTCGATAAAAGTGGCCCATATGTGAGCTGCGACATCAGGGAAAAGGGCTGAAGCATTGAAGTCCTCAACATCCCCTAAATCTTTCCCTAACTGCTTTGCTACTTGTGCAAGGTGGTCAGACTCAGTGGCTTTACCTTTACCACTGCTAACCTTACGGCCCATCCTAAAGGAATACTCAGCGTACTCCAGTAGTTCAGCCTTTACTTGCCCAAAAAAGCCTGAGCATCACCCAGTGCAGCATCAACCTGTTCACGGACCCAAGGGAGATCAGTAAAGACCTCACGGACCTTAGTCTCTGTGCAAGTTGGTTGTTCACCACCAAGGGTAATTGTCCATGCATCAACGCACTTCACCAACAGGTCCAGAGCCGAGGATTCAATCTCTTCAGCAGACAAGTTGAGTTTACCACCTGTCCGTTGTGCTTTCTGCAAGCGGCGGTTCTGTTGTGCGTGAGAGATGGACTTGTATCTCTTTGAGTAGGGTCCATGAATAGTGATCGTCATTTCACTACCATCCTCGTTCGTGAGGATTTCAGAGTTGACGGGGTTGTACAGGACCACATCTGTAGTCTCTTTAGTCTTACCAATGTTCAGAAGATCGGCCATTGTCGGGTATCCTTTAAGATTTTATCGGGTTGATTGAAAGTCGGGTAGGCAACTTACCTTACATTATAAGGCGGGCCGGAGCCTCACCCGACATAAAACTCCGGCCCTTTCCCTAGCTAGGGATTAGGTTGTCCGTGTAAGGACGAGGTTCGAGTTCTCAGTTGTATCGTAGAGCGACACAAAAGGAAGCGTAATCAGGCGGCTCTGTGGGTTCTGAACCGGAACAGATGCGCCATTGTACTTGACACGGGGAAACAGGAATGTGTATGCGCTTGCACCAGAGGGGTCATTCACCGATACTTCGATGGAACTCTCTGTCTCATTCAAGAACTTGTTGATGAGGGCAGCGTCTTCGTAATAGACAGTCATGGTGCCTTCGATAACAGCACGACCAAATTCAAGCTGCTGGGCGCTATCAGAGCCGACAACGAAGGTCGGGGCCAGAGAGTTAGTCACCGAGAAGTCAATGGAGGTCACGATGGAAATAGCCGAACCACCATCTTCAATCGTACCGCTGTAGCTGTCGAAAGGAGCATTGGCGCTAGAAGCAGTTGGCGCACCACCAGTAGAACCTGTAGTAGCGGCTTGAGTACCAGTCTTACCAACCATGTCGAAGGTAGCAGTGACCATCTGGTTAGGGGCAATCGACACGTTCAGCGTAGACACCGACATACCAGTGAACAGACGGAACTGAGAGATGTCGTTAGCTGCGTCTTCGATGCTGAAGTACTTTGGTGTCGTACCAATCTTCAGTGTGTTAGTCGAGAACGAGTTCAGGAAAGCACTCTCAAGGAAGGCATCATAGTCGCCTTTACGAAGGTCAACTTCAATCGAACCACCAGCTTGCTTGTTACCGTGGCGATCAACGCGAGGCATACGGTCAGCTTGGATTTCATTACCTTCAACACGGTCCTTGGTCACATCAAGCGAGTGGGTGTTGAAAGGCAGGTTAGCGAAAGTTGGTGTGGAGGGAGTGGTGCCAAACGTAGTCTCTGCAATGTATGCGAGGCTGGAGCGGCTACCTTGTGAAAAAGCCATAGTTATTCTCCTTCAGAGATTTCTTTAGTGTAAGTGGGTTTACTAGCTTTGGGCTTCTCTGTGTAGGAAGATTCAAGGGCCACAGCTACTTGCGAGGGAACTTCGTCACCTACGAAGTATGTCTTGCCAGTGTAGGCAAAATTCTTGGTTGCTTTGTACATGATGTACTCCTTTAAGCGTTATAGATGTACCAGCCGATATTCACTACGGTGTAATACCAAGGGCTATCTACAAAGCCGTTGTCTCTCTCAGCGTAATCAATGGAGACGATTATGGTCTCAGCATCACTATTCGTGAAAGAAATGTCAGTTGTAGCCTCAAAGGCTGTCATAACCTTGTTAGCTATGTCATCAGCAACAGCAGGTCCGCTTCCCTCAGGTGTGTAGCAGAACACACGGAAGACACCTTCATACCGTTGTTGTGGATTTAAGCCCCGTACAGCGGGCCTACGAGAGACGGGGACGTAGGACACCTTAAGGAAGCTAGTGCCTGTCTGTGGCTCAAAGGAGACGTTCTCATAGGCTATGCCAGAGGGTAGGCCAGCAGTGCTAGCAAGTCGGCTCTCAAGGGCAGCACGAATATCATTGTAGATGCTCATCCGAACTTCCTCCTGATCTTCTGGAACACATGGTATCCCTCTCTCTGCCAGTTCTCACCATTCTCAACGTCTTGTGAGTGTGGCGCACGGTTACGAAGGGTGAACCTCATGTTTCCAGACTCTAGCATGGACTTGAAATCAATACCTTCGATGTCACTGGACAGTTGAGTGTAACCTTCGTCCTTCTTGGCTTGGGGGTTCTGATTACGAGGCTTATTATCTGACGATCTTGAACGACCACCACCAAAACCAGCAGGTCCAATGGAAAATGAGGTGACATAAGCACCTGTGTCGATAGACTCATCAGGAACAGCGACATAAATGGTGTAAGCAGCTATCTCATCGAACTTTTGCTCTAGGGCTTCTGCTGATGCAACATTGATCTTGTTCTTAACAGAGTCCATTGTCGCTTGTATGCTTCTACCATAGGCCATTACTCACGCACCTCACAGATGTAGCAGACAGCAGCACCAGCAGAGAAGATTGTGCTTACGCTAACGACAGCAACAGCATCACCTTGACCGATGATAAGGTCTTCGTCGTCTGGTTCTACCGCAAGCCCAAGGGCAGGTATGACACAACGCCTTGACCCACGCCTAATTTCATCGCCTGAAGGAAGCCCCACAGAGAAATTAAAGAAGTAACCATCTACTGTGTAGTCGGTAGTACCAGAACCTGTGACAGAGCCTGTAGCTGGATCGTATGTACCAGCAGTAGTCTTCTTACGAAGTGTCAACTCTTCACCGTGGTCCTGAACCAACTTGAGTAGGTCATAGGAGCGGAAGGTCATACTCTAGCTCCTCATTCATACTCTGGGGTGTCGTAACTTGGAGGGTTCTTGAAGCGATCTCTACGGAAGGAACCTTCGATACGATTAGTGTTAGAACGAACAGCCTGAATACCAGACTTGGTGATACCACCAGCTAGTACACCAATGACAGCACCAGAGGTCTTACCCTGATACTCAAGGTCATCAGCAAGGACTTTATACTGCTTGGCAAGGTCACTGTAGTTAGCACTAAGAGCGCCATCTAGACTTGTCGTGACCCTCCGAGAAAACTTAGAGGAGATAGCCCTAGCAGCCCAAGCAGCAGCATAGTAGACGTTATTACCACTCTCTGAGAGAGCAAAGAGGACTTCTTCGTTCTGCACCTGCTGGTCTAGTGTGTCAGTGTCTCCCACTAGAAGACGGACAGAGTTGAGACGCCCAGAGGCTGTTGTAGTGTCTAGGTCAGTAGAATCATACGACCAACTCATTTGGGCATCCCTTCGATTATCAATCGCCTAAAATACCGTCACGAATACGGTAAAAATCTTCTGTGATCCAAGCATTGTTGTTCAGGAAGCGACGAATAATACCACGTTGCTTTGTATCAATCTTAGACTGAGGACACTTCTTCCTCTTGTATTCGTCTAGGCTAGAGGTTCTGCTCTTGACCTCAGAGTTAATCAAGCCAACTAGGGTATTCAGTTGCGCACCAGACATCTCTGACAGGCGATCACCTACTTTGGCTTGGACTTCAAACTCTGTGTTGTGGTAGATAAAACCAGTGGCATAGAGGAGCGACACAGTTTGTTCACTCAACCCTCGCTCTAACCAGTTAAAATGTTCTCCACGTTTCCAATTCTTATTGTCGGCAGATAGTGGCTGCTTTACGAAGACGGGCCAGTCTACTTGGAAGCCTAGATATGATGGGTGCATAGGACTACTCCATTGTGTTTGGATACTGTTATGTTCTTTTATTGGTGGGTAGTGACCCCAGCCCAGAAGACTGAGGACACTCCATTAGTTTAGTAACGCTAATTAAGCGATAACGGCAGAGAAGAAGTAACCCAAGTCAGCGCCAACAACTTTCATGTCGTATGCCATCTTAACTTGAATGTGTTCTGCAACCTGCTGACGCTTCAGCGCATCGTCCGAGAAGGACTCAACAGTGATGCCGAGGTTGTTTACGCCTGGAATGTTGTTCCATGCGAAGGTCAGACCCGAAGCTGGGGTCATCAGACCAGCAGTACCAGGTGCGTGAACCAGCAGAGCGTTCTTACCACCGATGAAGGAGTTGCTTTCTGCCAGACCTTCGACAGCACCGTTCTTCACAGCTTCCATGACGTAGAAGTTCTCTACCTCAAAGATTTCAGCCAGCTTGGCATTGGTGATGAGTGCAGTGTTGGTGACAGTAGCACCACCGTTCAGGCGGGCCAGAATGTCAGGGTGGTTAATCAGAACGTCACGGACTTCCTTGCCAATAACCATTGTGTTTGGCTTGAAGCCACCAGACTTAAGCTGCATGGTACGACGAGCAGTTGTCACATCGGTGATTGGGGTCGAGTTGGTGTAGTCCGACCACAGGTTAGCTGGTGTAGCTTCTGTACCCCAGATACCAGCAGCGAAGAAGTTAGAAGCAAACTGCTCCTCACGTTCAATCAAGACACGGTTTACAAGGGTCTGTGCGCCAGCAGCACGGATTTCCAACACAGTATCTTCGTTAGCAATAGTCTGCTCGTCGAAGTCCATGCCGATACCGTACACGTCAGCAAAGTAACTGTCGTTCGACAGTGTCAGACCAATGCGGTTTACTTCGGTGCGTGGGGCAAGTTTCTTAACGTCACCAGAGCGGTTCATACCCGCACGGTCGTAGATGTAGTACTTGTCCGACTGACGCTGAACACCCACAGTTGGGAACACTTTGTCAGCGATGAAGTTGGTTTGCTCTTGCACATATGCCAGCGTCAGGTTGCTGAGGGGCTGGTCAATATGTACGGCGGATGGGGTCAAAAGAGGCATTTCTATTATTCCTTAAATGCTTGGATTAGGCAGGGACTACGTTGCCGCCTTGGATCAGTTCGATCTCAATGATCTGGCCGTCCACAGCAGCTTCACGGGCATAGCCCAATACGACATCACCAGTTGCGGCAGTGAGTGCATCACCAGCAGCATCTGTCTGCACAGCAGCACCAGCAGCAATAGTGCCACCAGCAGTTACCATGACGGAGCCAGACACACACACAGTGACAGCAGCGCCAGCAGCACCGCCAGCAAGGCAGACACCGATAGCGTTCTCACCAGCGGCATCAGCAAGGTCAACCTGACCATCGGATTCCAGAGTTACAAACTTGAATTGAGCTGCGGTAAGGTCTTCCCCAGCAATGAAAGTGCGGTTATCGCGGGACTGCATAACGGCCATGATTATTCCCCTTTGTAGGATTTGTTAATAAGAGTTTTGCCTGTATCGGTCTTAGCTACAGCAGCGTAAGCCTTGGCATAATCACTCTTTTTGAGTTGGTTGTCGTCCATATAGGACTTTACGAGAGCGTCGAGCTTGTCAGCAGATGTAGCGAACTCGCCATCTACATCAGACTTACCGAACTCTTGCATGGCAGCGTTAAAAGCAGCATCAGCAGCCTTCAGTGCGACCATAATTGCTTCGTCCTCAGAGAACTTAGCTACGAGAGCCTTAGCGACTGTAATATCAAAATGTGGCAGAGCCTCACCAGCACTCTTAGTCAGCTCAATGTCAGCCTTTTCGATAGCAGCAGCTTCGAGGGCCTTCAATACGGGGGCAGGGATGTCCGACTTAACGATCATCTCACCAGAAACTTCAATCATCTCAACTTCAGCTTTCTTTTGGATAGCATCAGCTTCGATAACGTAACCTTCTTCAATCAAACCCTTACGAAGACGCTCGTTTTCGGCCTTGAGTGTTTCAATATCAGCCTTCAAGGCATCAACATCTACAGCTTCAACGTCAGCTTCTTCAGCATCGTCAGATTTCATGGTCATATCGGTGTCATAAGCCTTCATGGCCTCTTCTTCCGACATACCCTTGTCCATGTAAGGCTTGAGTTTAGTCTTCATATCATCAGTCATCTTAGTAATTTCCTCTCCGGAAGTGTCACGCTTGAAGAGTGCGATAGTGGCCTCTTGATTAGCAGGTCGGTCAACCAGTGACACTTCCTCAAGCTGTAAGTTTTCAAGCAAGGTTGTCATACCTATTTCCTTTGCTTAAGTTTATATCTGCGGGTAACACTTGGAGGTTCCAAGGCACATGGAGGCCACAGATGGTTTTACCATTCAGCGGAACAATGTGGTCCACATGGTATTCTTCACCAGTTACCGACCTAAGGTCACGAGCTAACCAGTAGAAATCTCTTATCTCAGACTTGTGTTTATCTGATAGGGGTAGGTATCTTTCCCTACGCCTAGCTTGAGCCTCACACCTAATTGACTTAAAACTTGGAATGTGTTTATTGTCATAGTAGTATTCAGATGCTCTTTCACGAGCCTTTTGCGCAGTCTTCTCACTTGTCTTTCTCCCCACCCGACTTCTACTCTCTAGATTACGAGCGGTATGACAAGTTTTGCACATGGATTGTAACCGTTGTCCCTTTTTACCGAAGATGGGGAGTGGTAACTCTTTTCCACAGGCACCAGTGCAAACCTTAGTCATCTGCAACTTCAACCTTTGTGGCGCGACCCCCGATAGAAAAGCCTGTGAACTCCCCCTTTTTCATACGGTCCCAAGTTTCATCGTCGTGGACCTTAACTGCGATTAGCCAACCCTCAAGGTCAGACTCAATACCAAAGGCAGATTGAATTTCTTTTGTGAAAGGCATAGAGTGAACAATAGTTGTCGTAGGCTCACCTTTGTGCATAGTGAGGCCGTTACGAGCGCCAAGCATAAACTCTGTCGCTGCTTTCTCCATAGTGGCTGGGGAAATAATGTCGCCCTGACGGTCAACTACAGGTTTTCCCCCCTTGGTGACGACAGAAGCATAACCGTAAATCATGCGTTGCTCATCATCAACCTTGGTAATCTTACCACTTGTTTCGAATTTAGTCATATCACCCACCGATGTATCTGCTTCCCACATGCGACAGGACCAGTAACCCGCCGTTGTCTTGTCCTTCTTGGTGTCGCAGGAGTGGCGGGAGCGGAAATTAGCCCTAGCTTTGGGATCATCCCTGCGGATTTCCATGTTAGGGTCACCGAAAGTCACTCGCTTAACCTTGCCACCATCCTGTACGAACACTTCAAACTTCTTGTTGCCACCTTGAATACGACGAGGTTTGTTGAGGGTTACTTTTTCACCCTGATAGTCAGCTTTCGTAAAATCTAAACTCATCAGTTCAACTCTCGTGTAATAACCAGAGGGAGGCTACCAGTATTAGGGAAGGTCTCTACAGAAGCACCAGCGTAGGTCACTTCAAACTCTACATAGTAGGTTCCTACTGTAGCTGTATCACCAACCTGCCAGTCATACTGAACGACACCACCAAGGGCATTAGTGATTGTCATTTGCTCATCAAGAACCAGACCACCACCGATAGCCTTCATGTGCAGCATAACAGTAGCAGCAGTTAGGTTTACAGGTGTAAGGTTAGCATCAGAGAGGGTAGCCTGTAGGGAAGGCGAAGTGTCATTCTGTCCAATTCTAAATGCCATTACGCTGCCCTATTTTGGTTATTGCTAAGTGTAGCTGTGTTTGTCGTTCTGCTAAATGTAGCTGCATTAGTTGCTTCAGATAGTGTAGCTGTGTTGTCAGAGTTAGCTGTGACTGATACAACACGCCTACCCCATGTGTTGATAGTAAGCTGCCCAACAACAGGGATACCAGTTGTTATACCCTCAATGGAAATAACGACAGTAATCTGAGCGTTAGTTTCACCAACAGTGGGTGGTGCTGTAGTAATGTTAGCTGCTGTGAGCGTATGCACCTGCCCGATAGAGGATGCACCAACAACAGGCTGACCTGTAGTAATAGCAACGGGAATTAGGGAATGATCTTGCGTAAGATCGGGAGAGCCTATCGTTGGGACACCAGCCGTGACAGGATCAGCATTAAAGGTCTCATCTTCCGACATCGTAATTGATGGGAGAGTGGGCTGGCCTGTAGTGATAGCAGTAAGCGTAAGGTCATGG